GTGTTGGTTTTATCACTCTTGTCAAATGCATCCCCTAAATAAGTACGAACGATCTCGCCGACATCGGCAGTTTGTGTTAACTGATGCAGGATGTCAAGATGGTACATGATGTTGGTATCGTGGAGTTGTTCTGTTTTTGAAACCCAATCAAACGGATAGCTGACTTTCCGAAGATGCAATTGGTTTAACAACATGGGAATGGCGCAATGATCGCCGATAGAGATCAGGTTATAATCCATACTCTTTATCATGATTATTGTTTAATATATAAAAGGAAATGAGTGTTTTTCAACGGATTTTTTGAAAATTGAACTCTTCTTGACGAGGAGTGGGCTCTCACAGAAAAAACGATGGAACGACAGATTGGATCTTCTCATTGGCTCGCGGCCTTGCACGAGATGACAACGCACCCCGAATGGTCGCACATTTTCGTCAAAGGTAATCAAGAATCAAAACATGCGCCGCTCACTGCGGTCAAAGACAGTACCTGGGAGTACGTGGTCGTCCGCGTGTCTAAAAAAGAATTGGCGACCCAAACGTACTACATGGGAAATGTCGTTTCCACCACCACCTACAGGTACCCGTAAACGCACCCCAAGTCTTGGTGAGGAGAGTTCGGACTCACCCTTTTTTTTAAGAGGTTTGCGTTATATTATTTAAACAGTAAATCCTCACTAATAATAAATGAATGAATTATTAAATCGTTCGCATCATGAAAAAGTGATGCTTGATTTTTTAAACCATTTTAATCGGCATGATGAAAAACAAAAAAAGTGCGTCTACATTTATGGACCCCCAGGTTGCGGAAAAACAACCTTTGCCACGTCTATTTTAAAACAATTGCATTATGATATTATTTCCTACGATGCATGCGACCATCGTAACAAAAACGTCATTGAAAACATGAATATGGATAATTTGTCGGATAAAAATGTGATGGATGTCTTCTTAAAAAGAAAGACGCGAATGGCAATTATCATGGATGATGTGGATTACATGAATAATGGGGATAAGGGTGGAATCAATTCGTTAATTAAACTGATTCGTCCTAAAAAAACAAAACGTCAAAAGTTAGAAAACATTACGCACATTCCGGTCATTTGTATTGGAACCCCCAACAATGAAAAAAAAATAAAAGAGTTGATGAAGTGTTGCATCACCATTGAATTGTTTGACGCGACCGCGAGTCAAATTAAATCCATCATGTCTAAGTATGCCCCTGAATACATCCCGATATCGGACAAGATTAAAAGTGTGAAAAAGGCGTTTCAAATCATTGAATTATACAATAAAAAATTTACTGGAAATATAGAGATGCTTTTTTACGATACGATTCATGAAGATTCAAAACAGGCGACCAAACGTATCATGAATTCCACCTGCGCGTTTTCAGAACATGAGCGGATTAATGATACGGACCGTTCTATCATTGCCTTGTTGTGGCATGAAAATGTGATTGACGTCCTACAAAAGATGAAGATGAAGGACATGGTAAATACGTACACGAAAATATTAACTGAAATTTGTTTTGCGGATTATGTAGACCGAATTACGTTTCAAAAACAATTATGGGGATTTTCAGAAATGAGTTCTTTATTGAAAACATTTTATACCAATCATCTACTCCAGCAACATAATAAACATAAAGTATCGGAGATTCGTTTTACAAAAGTGTTGACGAAATATTCCACCGAGTACAACAATTCCATGTTTATTCAAAAAATGTGTTGCGAATTTGGAATGGATAAGAAAGACATGTTTGAGTACATTACGATGAAAAGAAAAACGCATACCGATTCAGAGATTATAGAAATGTTTTCTTCCCAAGAAATTACTTCGTTGGATTTACAACGGTTGTATCGTTACATGGATCATACCATGGAATAATCTACGTATATAGTATGCCACCCAGAAAAAGTAAAGTAGAAAAAGAAAAGAAACCTGAAAAAGAAAAGACTCCCTCTCCGTCTACGGATACGCGACCTGAAGAAGCCATTTATTCTTATTTTATTGGTAGACTCAACCCTCCTCATTCCGGTCATATCAAAACCATCATGAATTTATTAATGAAAACCATCGCGCACAAACAAGAGAGCATCCATTCCAAAGCGCTCATTTTACTGGGGAGTGGTCCGGACAACCAACAAACGCAAGATAATCCCATTTCATTTGAATTAAAAAAAGAATTTCTGGTATATAAATTATCGGAAGAGTTAGTGTCTCAAGGAGTTCAATATGCTCTGGAAGAATTGTGCGACATTCAGCAAAAAAGTAGTCCCACTCAAGATGCGTGTGTGTTTGTGGAAAGAGAAACGGCCATGTTGAGTCCAAAACGAATCAACAAAGTGACGGTGATTCATTATGCTGGAGATAAAGATGATGATGCGAAAAAATTAAGTTTCATACATCCATTCATTCGTAAAACATTGGAGAAACGATTTTCTCCTCATCGTATTGAAGTCACTACGGCATCCATTGAAGCGGAAGCCGCCGGTGATTCGGCCATGTCCGCTACAAAAGTAAGAAAAGATGTGTACCATGAAGAGTATGCCGCTTGGAAAAAAAAGTATGGAGACTTTTATGGAGACTTTTCACAACCCATCTATGATGCGATTAAAAGTAAAGAGGACGTGGTGTACGTTGCGCCTAAAAAGAGTACCAAAAAGAGTAAACCCAAGGCCAAGGGCGGAAACACGAGACGGGTTCGTCGTTAGGACTTTTGTCTACTCTTTTTACTTGTTATGCTCCGCTTACTTTTTTTCATGGAAAGATCTAAAGTGAGCGAGCATATTCAGCAAATGCGTCTAGTTTTTTAGGAGTTCCCTCTAACGTAAATAGATTTTTCTTCGCCTTATCCAAAAACCCAACATGTTTATTGGTCCCTGCCAAAAACAATTTAATTTGATCGTTTTCCACTTTTTCAGGAAGTGGAAAATAAGCAAAAGGAACTCCTTTATGTTTCAAGAAGGAACGCAAGACGGTCGTCTCGTTCAATTCGCGATGCTCTTCGGTTTCATCGTCCATGATGTTGGGGTGGTACATGAGCGCTTCGGTGTCGTCCGTGTCTAACCCAACGCAGCTGTTATACAAGAAACAATCAATGGACGCATCCCGGATGCATTCCAACAAGGACGTGTTGATTCCCGTTTTTCGTTGCGCTAAACGAAACATGTACTCATCGGTGGTTCTGGGGACACCATCTTCTACGTCTTTTTTAAGAATTTCTGGAAAATTCGGTTTAGAAATGTCAAGTTCAGGAAATTTCATCATATACATGTGGACTTCTACATACTGATTGTTTTTGGAAAGTGTGTTGTGACTGCAAATGCGCCGAGCGCGACCAATCACTTGATCCAACCGAACTTGGTTCCAGTACGGTTCCATGATGTGTACGTACTGAACGTTTTTCAGAGAAATGCCTTCTGCTCCTGCGGCCGTAATAATAAATAGGTTAAACATCATTTTTTCTACGACCGTCTTTAATTTATCAGGAACCCCTTCCCACTTTTTATTAAAAATATTCCGAATCAGTTCTTTTTCTTCCGGTGTTTTTGTTCCAATGTACGTCACGTACAACGGTTTCGTGTACGCCTCTTCAGGAATATTCACCACCCATTCACCACCTACCCGTTTTAATTTAAATTCGGCGTACCCTTTCGCGTCCAACACTTTGGTGAAGAGCATGATGCCTTCAATGGTAAGAAATTGGCTGTATAACAGTTGCAGCCCCGTGTTCGCCATGATGGTGGTTAACAACTCCTTGTACTTGGGGCTGTACTCTTCAATGTTTCTGGTGTAATCGGACGCATCAATGGCTTTATAAAAGGTTGTCAGGGTAGACAATTCTTCTGACGTGACTTCTTCTGCTTCTTCCAAATCTACTTCTTTTTCAATCATTTTCCCTGGACGCAACGCCCTTACATCCGTCGGGTACGTGGTGTTGCATAACATGCGTGTGGCGATACGGTACGTGCTGGCAACGTCTTCATCCGTATTTCCTTTGGGTTTTTTATCGCGTTCACGTTCTACTGCCCGAACTAATTTATATTCATCGTATTGTTGTTTAGACATGGTAATTTCATGAATGACTGGTGGTTTTAAAGTAGGCATGAGACCTGTTAAATCAGGAAAGTAGGAAACTAACCCGGTAATACGGGAGGAGAGTAACCGAGTGTTGACAAGTTTATCGTCCTTGACAAACATGGTGCGAAACTCTTCGGGGTCAGTTGGTAACGCCGTGTACTGTTGTTTAGTAATGGTTCCGCCGCGTTGTTTCACAAATTCGGTCAAGCGACTCTCAAACGTGCTAGAGTCCATTTGCGTGTACCGCACGGCGTTGTTTTCTTGTCGCACGAAACCATACGGAATTTGGGTAACAATCATTCGGTTTTGCTTTTTAATGATACAATCCGCATCCACAAAGTTGCGTTTGATTTCATCTTCACTTATACCGGAGAGCGTACAATCCCAGGCATCCATGTACCCACGTAAAATGTTAAACAAGATACCAATTTCATACGTGTAATTGATGATGGGTGTTCCTGTAAGAAGAATGATTTTACAATTTTCTGCTTTCATTAATAAATCGTACATTAAATAGGACGGGTGATCCTTTTTCTTAAGCTTATTCACAATTCTAGAAACAAAGTTGTGCGCCTCATCAATCACCACTACTTTATTGGAAAAAATGTTGACGCCACCCGGGGTAATCTTTTTAGAAAAGTTTCCAGAATCAATTCCATTATAATGGATTAAATTGTACTTGTTACGAATCATTTTATCAATTTGTTTACCTACAGAAACCTGGTCGGATTCGGACATGTCTGAATAATTAGGTTCCCCCACTAAACTTTTCCATAACCCTTTACGTTTATTTCTAGACACCAGGTCACCTCGGGTTAAACACCGAAGCATTAAATCTTCTTCCGTGGGAGAAGGATCCCAATCCCATCGTTGTTGTACTTTATACATGACGTCACCACACTTTTTCAACTCTTGTAAAAAGTTGGTTTCCAAAGAAGCCGGGGTCATCACCACCACGTCCTTGTACGTCTTGAGCCCTTCCGTAATGAGAATGGAAGAGCACGTTTTCCCGGACCCAAGACCGTGGTACAACAAGAGTCCTCGGTACGGGGTGTCTGCGTTGATGTACCTTTGGACGAGCAATTGATGCGGTAAGGCAGAGATGTTTTTATCATCTTTTAAATCATCGCATGTGGTGACGGAGTTGGGAGCGTACCCTTTCAATAGGTTCCGAATGAATTTTACGAAATACTTCCTATTATTTAAGAAATACTCGGTAGGGGAAGAAGGGAAGGGTTGGTTGACACAAGATAAGACTACCCGTTTCGGTTTTGCCACTTCTTCTCCAATCGTCATGTACTTTAATTTCACGGCTTCAAAATCAAAAGACTTTTTTTCCTTAACTGTAGCTTCGGGATAAGCATACTCTTGTTTGTACTCAAATTGTTTCATAAACATCTCGTAATCAAAGTCTTCTTTGGATACGACGGCGTTAAGAATAAGTACTCCTGGCGGAGGTTTTGGAGTAGGACGCTCTATGAATTTATCCATACACTACCATGAGACTAAAAATAAACTACCTCACTTTAAAGTTTACATGAACGTAATCACTTTTATGGAACGTATCCCGAGTATGATGGATGGGAGATTGTTCCCGATTCACAATGTAATAAAGAGGGTTGAAATCTTTTGCACTGTCCGAATCATGAAAAGTAGGCAACATGGTATCTAAATCACGGTAAGTTAAGTGGGTGTGGCGGATTAAAAAATCCCATAGGTCATGACCGTACCCTTTTTTAAAATAAGGAAGACAAATGTAATATTTTTTAGGAACGTACAACATCATATCATTCACACGAGGATGCTTGTGAAGAGTCGTGTGACGAGGTTTCATGCAGATGGAAGGCCACCGTATTTCCTTCCATGTGGGTACCATGTTTAAAAAATAAGGTTTCAAATAAATATCAATTCGTAGTAGGAATACAAAATCATACGAGGGTAGATGGATTTGGCGCAACCCGTTATCAATTAAATTGTTTTGACCGATCAACTCGGAATGAAAAGTGTATTTGGTGACATGGGGGTACACGCTCAACAAATCTTGATTGAACGGGGTCGTGTAACTGGATATGCATACGTCCACGTGGATTTTTTTACTTTCTAGCAGGGTAATCCATTCTTTATGGGACATGCATGCTTTCATTTGTTCCGAGTAGGATTCTATGGATCCTTGGTTGGTCGTGTGTTGACCTCCTAAACGAAAGGATGCCCCGTAAAATAAAAGGCATCCTTTCATAAAATGGAATATACAGGTATTGTTTATTTCCATATCACTAAACAATTTCTCGGTATCCTTGGGATAACCCGCATTGAGATAATACTGTGGAGGCAACACATTCATTGTCTCCTTTCAATTGGTACGTGTCACGAATGACTTTGCGGGCTGAATAATTCATGGTCCATAAACATAGATAGGAAATGGAGAGCATGCATGAAAAAAAGACGTACAAGCTTGAATGTACCCGAATGCAAGAGACGCTGTTGTAGACGCACACGTCTAAATCATCTACGTAGATGCATGCCGTGGGGACACCATCAATGTGCGTATAATGGTTCTCGCATTGCTCCTTTACGGTAAAACATTGGTCGGTATGTTCGGAAGGACACTTATACATGTGAATGTAGGACCAGGTAGACCAAATGTTTCGGATGGCGAGCACAAAAAAGGCGTAGGCGACAAAATGCATTCCATAACTGGTTAATCTTAATTTGGCGTACGTGTGACATGGCAATAACCATGTGACAATACATGACTCAGAATCGTACATGCATAGGGTAGACGACCAATTGTTTAGCATGGTGGCATACATACCTTAACACTTTACTTTTTTTTAATATACTTTCATGTATAAAATACATATTATCAAGGCTAATAAAATAAGAAGGACGAGGATTGCATTGGGAACACTCACATTTTGAAGAATGAAAATGCGGGATCCTTCCAAGAAGGAGTATAGTCCATACGTCATATAATATAGGAGGGTAGACATAAGAAATACGATTTTCGCAAGAAAAGGGTTATCTAACACAGACCCACGTCCCTTTACAGCTAAATCGTATACTTTGACGGCATACACAATGGCGTAACAAATCATGTAGGTCACGATGAGTACAATGCTAATGTTAAGGACCCCATTGATAGTATCCATTATATTAACTCAATATAAATTATCCGGTGTTGCCTTTTAAATCTTTTGATGAAAAAGAGAGTACGTATTTATGAATCGCACGTAATGCGTAAACTGAAAAAATAAAAAAGATAATCGCAATCAGGACGGTTAAGGCCGTACGCAGGTTGATGGGGGGTAACGCATTCTTACCGCTTGCTTTAATAATGATTTCGCCTTCACTATCGGTCGGTTGACAATCAATATAGATTTGATTTTCACCCGAAAATCCATTTTCGGCAGTACCTTTATCATTTTGATACACGTTTAAATTCGTATTCACATAAGTGACGGCAAACGCACTTTCACAAATTTCTGTAAATTTGGTAATGGTGGCATCATTTAAATAAAAACTATTTGGAGGAAAAGTAATGTAAACGTCGCGGTCACCATCACCTGTACGGTATGCTCCCGTATGGGTAAAGTAGCTTGTTTTAGGGATGATGTATCCTAAATTTAAGGATTGAACGTAAACCTGCGGTGAGTTGGAATCGTAGGAGTTAATGATGTTGTCTACTAAATTAATGCTGGTGTTGCTGTCCGTGTTAAATACGGGGATACAAATATACAAGTTGTTGGAACCGGCCATGTGCCGAATGACAATTTCTATATTCGGTGTTTTTCCTCCGTACCGATGGATGCCGCCGTTATACAAGTACATGCTGTGAAAGGTATACGGAATGGAATTATACAAGATTGGGTTTTTTGAACTGATGTCAGTTGTACGAATGAATAAATAGCTATAGGTGGTGTATCTATCGTTACTTTTTCCTCGTGTAATGGTAATGTTTGGACTAGTAGGATAGTCGTACATTAAATTACATTTCAACGAGCATTTTTTATTAGATGTGGATGGTACATCCAATGGTAATGGCATAGTATTATACTGTATTATTATTTTGAAGCATTTTGTAGGAATCCATCAGGTAGCATTTCAATTAATTTCATGGTCTTATCAATCATACCGGACAATTTATCCATATCTTGTGTGCTAGGGGATTGAGAAGTAAACTCTGCTGGATTTAATTCAAATCCGGATTTTTGTTTCTTTTTCTCATTACCTTTGGGAGGTGCTTTCTTTTCCATTCTTGCTGCTTGCCTCTCTTGTTTCGCTTCTTGTCTGGC